TTAACATAATATACATAATGCGAAGTTGGCCATGTCTAAATTTGTCAGAGCTAAAGCCCCGTAAGCCATTGAAATTCCTGTTAAACCTAGCCCGTTATACTTTTTTGCAATGTTCGCCCATGTCTGCTGAGCTTCGTAGCTTTTCGCTCTGTCCATCGCTAAACCAATCAAGGCTTTTTCTTTATCTTCTCCGACCGCATCGGCAAGCATAAGTGCTTGTTGTTCTTTGAGAAAATTACGGCCTTTTCTTATGTCTGTTAGCATTTGTGGGCTTACACCCAAATCATGAGCAATTTGTTTGTACTGAACATAGTTCATCTGCTCTTTGTATGCGTCAATGAGCTTGTTTGTATACATTTATAAATCCTCGGCTTTCTTCCTTTGACTCAATCATAGCCCATCAGCACGTAAATTGGCGTATTTACAATATGTAAATTTACATATTAACTATACGTAAATTTACATATTGACCGCCTCGGCTCGGGGCGTTTGCCTTTAACGCTTGCGTTTCGGCCTTGGCGGTCTCTCTCTGGGAGGTTAACTAGTTAAGGTGGTTAATATGGAGTTAGCAATATCGGCAGTCGCTATTCTCATCGACACAAAACACGGTCAACGCTTCTTTCACGCATTTGGAAAGTCTGGTTGCGTTCAAACTTCTTGGTCTCTCGCTGGTGCAAAGTTGTTTTTGAAGATCGATGAACGTATTGAGAAAACAACACAACGCCTTGAAAGCAAGAACAAAAAATTCAAGCTTCACCATGTCTTTATGAACCAAATGCCAGTCATGGAGGATTGATCATGAGTGGTCGAGGATTAATTTTTTTAGCGCTCTTTGTTTTTTGTTTGTTTTACTCCACAGCTGTTTATATCGATTCCTTAGAAATTGATAAAAGCGAATACGACCGCGTTTTTGAGCTTTATTCTGAGCCTGAGATTCGTCCTGTTATTGATTTTCACCTTTCAGACGGTGTTATTACTCGTTCCGAATATAACGTTATTGAATACTTTTCAATATCTAAAGCCCGCCTTCTTGATTCTGTGGAGGCTTCCAAATGAAAGTCCAAATTCAACTAACCTCTGGCGTTCACCCTCGTTTTCTCATGTCTACTGAGCGCGGTTTTGTAGAAACAACCTCAAAGCAATCTGAGGCTATTCGTCTTCCGCAAGCTCAAGCAAATCAGGTTCTTGAATCCATCAAACCCAAATGGCCTTTGGCTCAACTTTCCTATGAGTTGGGGGCTTAATCATGGTCGGCCCTGTTCAAGTCATTTATTACGATTTGCTTCCAGACAATACCGTTTCGGTACTTGTTAAGGGTTGCTCTGAGTGGGATTTGTTCAAGTCGATGGGCTTGCTTGAGGCATGGGCCGCCACTGAGTTTCTTAACTTTGAACTCGTTTCAATCACTAACACGACATATCAAGAGCGTATTTCTTTGGGGGTGTTCGATGACTACTGCAACTAACATCCTAAACAAGTTCACTGCTGATAGCGTGCATATTGATTACCTTTGCTTTACGTTCGCGGTTCAAGACCTGCGTCATTGTTGCGATGCGGTTTCTAGACTTCACAAACACGAGGAATACAAGGGATTAAAGCCTAAAGGATTGCTACAACGTCACTTTAATGCGCCTACTTTCCCTGTTCCTCCTGTGTTTAATCCGACACTGGCAACCAGTCATGAGGAAATCGAAGCCTATAACAACGCTTTTGATATCTGTTACAGAAATTATTTAGAGCAGTGCTTGCGCATTTTCGTTAATCAGGTTCTTGGCCTGTCTCTTTCAGCCCCTCGCGGCCTTGGCTTCCAGTTCTATACGGAATCAATGAAACTCACCTCTCCTACTGGTGAGGATTTCTGCGGCTTCGTTGGGATTGGCGGTAATAATGACACCGTGCATTTTCAGATTAACGGCAAAGGTTGCAAGCATGTTTTCAACCGCCGCCCCCCTTGGTCGCTTCACGATTGGCTAACTAACGTTCTTGGTGTTCAGTCATTGGCCCGTGTTGATTTGGCCTATGACGACTATGACGGGATATTTGATTGTGAATATGCGCGTACAGCATGGAATGACGATGCGTTCCGTACTGCTGACCGTGGTCGCGGCCCCGTTCTTCACATTGACCATACAGTTGCTAGTTACAAGGACGGTCGCCCTCTTTACACAAAAGAGCAGTATTCTGTCGGCTCTCGTACTTCTCGCGTTTACTGGCGCATCTATAACAAGGCGCTGGAACAGAACTTAGCGAATACGGGTTTAGTCTGGTATCGCTCCGAGGTCGAACTCAAGAAATGGGATATTGATGTTTTGTTGAATCCATCGGGCGCGTTCGCGGCCATTAATGATTTCTCAGCGTCAATATCGACCTCTCACAAATTTAACACCAAGCCCGTACCAACAAAACGCGCTGCTTTGGACTTGCTCACTTCGGCTCATTGGATGCGTAGGCAGTACGGCAAAATTCTTAATTCATTAATCGAGTTCCATAACGGGGATATTGAGACAGTTGTCGGCTCCCTAGTTCGTGATGGAACGAAATTCACCTTCCCCGACACTTACGGGAAGTTGGTCACTCATATATTGGAGACTTAACAAATGGCTAAACCTGTTTTTGTCCTTGGCATGGATATCACTTGGAACTCAGCGCGTGGTGATAGCGCACAACTTAATATCTCGCGTCCACTTCGTCAGATTAACTCTGAGAAGTACAAGCGCCGCACCATCGGGGAATCTGGTGATGTCAATCCGCAATGGGACAACCCGTTAATGCTGGATTACGAATATGCACTTGAGCTTGAGCGTACAGGCGCATTAGTTCCACGCCGTGAATACCAATTGCGCATGGAAATCAACCCTGAAGACCCATTAGCGGGTGCAATTGTAACGGAACTCATCCCTGTGGATGACGATATCAAGGCTCACTTTGCGGCCTCACTAAAACGTAAGTAAGGAATTGTTATGGCTGTGTGTGCTCTCCCAAATGCTCAAGGCTTCTTAGCGGTAACGGAAGTCCCTTTACCAGAATGTGACGGCGGTTATGTGGCAATCACTGTTCAGGATTATGACTATTTGATGAGTTACACGCGCATAACCCCTTCTGAGGCTGGAGAGGCGTTTGGATACGGTTTCGCGCTTGTCTTTGGCTTTGGATATCTCTCAACCTATGCGGTTTATATCGCTAAAAAAGTAATCAATCTCATCTAAGGAGAAACATCATGGAAGCAATCTTTGCAGCAGTAGACCTTTCTACAGTAGCGGGCTTTGTTGGTACAGCTGGCGTGGCAATCATCGGTATTACGATGGCGTATAAGGGTATCAGTCTAGGTAAGCGCGCCGTTAAACACGCGTAATTGGAAGCTGAGTATGTTAATAGCCCTGCATGATATTCAGTTGATAGTTTTCTTACTTCTGGGTGGCTTGGCAGGCGCTATAGCTGCTCAGAATTTCAAAGGATAAGGGGCTTCGGCCCCTTTTTTATTAGGCTTAATCAATGAGATATTTTTCGTTTCTATTGTTCTTTTTTTCGGTGTTCGCCAACGCTGCTGTTTTTAAGCTACCTAGTGGCATCCTTCCCGATAAAACCTTTGTGACTGTCGAGGCTGCTGCGCAGGCTTATATATCTTTTTCTGGTTTTGGTTCTTGTCGCATTGATACATATGGCTTTACAAAATATGAAATTGGCGAAATTTATCAAACGTCTTTCGATTTAGTGGTTACAAAGTGGCAAGATGAAAATTGTGAAGCTTTTAGTAGAAAAAGCATTTCTTCTATTGCCCTTGTTGTGCTTGATGAGTGCCCCGATGGTAGCCAGCCAAATCTCGAAACTGGAGAGTGCGAAAAAAATCGCTGCACTGCCTTAAAAGGTGAAACTGGTAAAATTGGCTGGAACTCTGCTTGGTGGGGAAAAGCATCACCATCTAGCTATGTGTGTTCACCTAAAGGTGAGGGGTGTGTTTCCTTGGTCGGTCAGTCTTATTGTATTGATATTGACCCTGACGCCCTCGCTTCTGACCCTGGTCTTTATGATTGCGATGCGTATTATATCGTTCAGGAATCGGAGTGTGACATTCCTGACGGTGCGTCTTTTTGTACTGATGATACTTGTACTGAGTTCATGCCAGAACCGCAAGGGCCAACAAACCCAAATCCCGACCCTGACCCCGACCCTGAGCCGGAACCCGACCCTGAACATAAACCCATTGACCCCACAGACCCGATACCAGACCCTAGTCCTTTGCCGGATGAGTCTACGGGTCAAGTTCCAACAAATCCCGACCCTGTAGACCCTGAGCCGGAAGTGCCAGACCCAACGCCCGACCCTGATGGAAATTCTGACGTCGTTAGCGCGGTAACTAATCTGAACCGTGACATAAACAAGGCGCTTCATGATTTGAACATTGATATTAACAAGGGTAACGCATCTATCCAGTCGGAGCTTGACCGCTTGAATGCAAACACTAGGCAAAACACTCAGGCTATAAAGGACTTGCATCAAGCTAACTTAGACATTGCGCAAAACACGAAAAAGCTTATACAGCAAGCCAACGCGGATATCACGACATCGGTTAACAAAAACACCAATGCCATTAATTCACTCAAAGGTGAAGTATCCGGTCTTGGTGATTCTCTCACGAGTATTGATGGAACGTTAACTGGCATGGCTGAGGATTTAGATTCAATCGTCAACACGGATACGTCAGGCGCTGGTACGGGCGGGACTTGTATTGCGACTGATAGTTGTACGGGCTTTTATGAGTCGGGATATCCAAATGGTGTTGGTGGTGTGTTCTCAGACCACTTTAGCAGTATCAGCTCAAAAGTGACCGATACCCTATCAGGGATGTTCGAGTTAGACCTAAGCGCGGCCGCTCGTCCTAAGTTCGGCATTCCGGTTCCTTTTTATGGCTGGTACTACTTCACTGATTACATCAATTTGGATTGGGTGTTTGCATTCGTTCGCGTTTGCATGATGGTTACAACCGCTTTCCTATGTCGCAAACTCTTGTTTGGAGGTTAATTAACATGGAATGGGTAATTGATTTATTCAATAAGCTTTTGGAGTTCCTCTATCGCCTTTTGCTGACTTTGGTCGATATGCTCAAGGATGTATTTATCTGGCTTATCGAGTCTGTTTTGGGCGCGGTTGGCCTGCTAATCGAGCAATGCTTAGCATTGATAAAACCTATCCCGATATCGGATTATTTGTCCGCCATACCACCTGAGCCAGCTTGGATGCTTTCAGCCATCGGTATTCCTCAGTGCTTGGTCGTGATTATGACAGCAATCACCATTCGGATGCTGTTGCAACTGATACCGTTTACGAGGTTAGGCTCATGATATACGCAATCGTAGGCCGTCCACGGTCGGGGAAAAGTTACGAGTCGGTCGCTTTCCATATCATTCCAGCGATTAAGAAAGGTCGCCGTGTCGTGACTAACATCCCCTTGAACATTGAATATTTCGTCAAGATATTTGGTGATCATGTTCGCGGCTTAATCAAAGTAGTCGATGCGCAATTTAATAACTATGGGTCTATGGATAGACCCTTTTCAAAGTTCGAGGACTATAACGACGATTGGCGCGATGAGAATAACGTCGGCCCTTTGTTCGTCATTGATGAAGCGCATATGGTTATCCCTTCGCGCGTCAACGATTCTCGCATACTTGAGTTCTACTCTATGCATGGTCACTATGGCATAGATATCATTATCCTTACGCAAAACCTTCGTAAGATTCATGCTGATATTCGCGCTATGATAGAAATGACCTACTACACGGCAAAGAATACCGCTTTTGGAAGTGATAAGACCTACACGAAGAAAGTTCGCATCGGGGATACCAGAGAAGTTATCAACGAAGAACAGCGTAGATACAAGAAAGAGTATTTCAAGTTTTACCAGTCTCATACGCAAAGCAGCGGCGCGGTTACTGAGGAAAAGGCAGCAGATATCACGCCAATCTGGAAGCGTTGGCCTTTTTGGATGAGTGCCTTCTGTTTGCTGACGTCGGTATTTATGGGCGTTTACTTTTATTCCAAGGCCACTAAAGATAAGCCAGCTCCTGAACATCAATCGCAACCAACAGAACAGGTTGAGACTCCGGTTATTCCTGACGGCCAACCAAGTGCTGATTCAAATTCAAGTTCCAGTTCGCCATCTGCTAGAGCTAATTCGAGTAAATTCGGCCCTATGGGTGAGTTTGATATGTTCGTGACGGGTTATTCAAAGCAAATAGCGCGTGTACGCAAAAGAGCGTTTGCTGAAATAGATACAGACCTGACGTTCTACCGCATATATATCAAGGTTTATCAGGATAAGCGTTTCATGTTCTCGTTTGACCATACTCAGTTGCAAGATATGGGTTATATCTTTGAGCCGTTAGCGGAGTGTGTCTATCGCATCACTTGGGGCGAATCTGAACGAATCCTAACTTGTGTTGATGAGCAAGAACTCCAGCGTGAGGAGGATAAACAAAGAGTCTTTGCGGCTATCCCTGCAATAGACGTGTGATCACCTAACCCAACTCATACTGCCCGACAGGGATAAGCTAAGCACGAAGTGCAAGCGAAGCACCAAGCCACTCTCTAAACTCAAGTTAGCCATCAATGCCAATTGGCGCGGTTAGTAGCCGTTGCCTTTTGGCCTCAAACACCCCTCGCCCTGCTAGACCCTTAAAAAAGCCGCCACATCAAAAGAATGTTCAGCGTTTGCCAGTGACACTATCAGCAATTTCTATTCGCTATTACAGCGGTCAGTTTTCTGCATTTGGGGAGGGGCCCCTTTGGGGAGGGGAACCCGAATGCAGCAAAACCCCCGAATCTGTATTACGGGGGTAAATTCCACGGAACTATCAGCCTTCCGCGGTCTAGGGCTATCCGCAAACGAAGTGCGCCAGTGTTTGAGCGTAGCGAGTCTTCCTAGGAGGTTGCTCTTACCTAAGACTTGATGCTTTTAACTGATTCCAAGAATTATGATTTATGTAACAGAATTCAAATTCTTGATTGATGTAACATTAATCAAAATCTTGAAATGTGTTACGGAAATCATATATGACTGTCAATTGCAAAGTATCTATGGGTGAATCGGTTCAAAGTCTTTTGGCGCAGTATCAGGCTCAATATGATGATGCTGTTCGAAATGGTTGTTACACTGATTTGGAGTTAGCGAACCATGCTAAAGAGTGGATTGATTCTGAGCCTGACTTGGCGATGCTAGACGGACCAAATACCCCTTTGTCTGTTTACAATCACTACTACTCGCAGATTAAACAACCGCATGGCGGAAAGCGTGAAGGTGCTGGCCGAAAGAAACAAACACCCTCTGTTGTCGTTCGCGTTCCTGAGCCTCTTCAAGCTCTCGTTGGCGATTTGGTTAAACTTTACAAATCAAACCCTCATCTTTTTGATGATCCAGATTACTTTCGAGGAATATATAATTTCACTGGTAAACACGTTGTTACTATCAATCTGTCTTGGAAGTATGAAAAAGGGGCTTAATGCCCCTTGATTTTACTGATAGCTCTTGCGTACTTGAGTAGTTTTGAGTTGGTCCTTATGTCGTCTGGGGCTGCTATCTCTAATAGCGCTATTCCTGCTAAAACCTCTTGCGCCGTCACTCTTTGCCCCGTTGGTAGTTCAAGCCTGTTATGGTGCATTTTGAACCCTTCCCACTCATCGCAAGACGATAAGCTTCGCCCCTTGGTGGTTCTCATAAGCCTTTTGCACTCGTTTGGTATTGGGACGCCTTTATCCCATTCTTTGACTGTTCTCACACTTTTAAAACAAAGTTTTGCAGTTTCTTCTACTGTTAGACCGCATTCAAATTCACGAAAAACAAAGTTTTTTGTCATTTCGTAATACTTCATCAATGAAACTCCGAAATATCGAAGTCTCTTGAGTAATTGCTCTATAAGCAACACTTAACATAAGGCCGCATAATACGCACCTAGATAACGCTTCCGTAGGGCTGCCAATCCACATAGCCAAGCAGTCGCAAATTATTGAAATTAAATACAAATCACATCGACAGTGTTAAGCGTCCTGGCATTCTCGCTTGAATATCTTTGAGCGATGTTCCTGGCATTTGTACTTGAGCAAACCAATACGGTTTGTGTTTTTCTACGAATGCATTGCTATGCTGTAATCCATCGTAGATTGAGAATGCCCGACCTTGTGCTAATGCAGCTCCTGCAATACTTCTTTCTTCAACAGGCACATTGTCTATATCCTCAATCACGGCATTTTTGATAAACATTGCATTTGCTGGCCAATCCATGGACTCCAAAACTCGTTTAGCAAGTTGTCCCTCAAGTTCGAAAATGATTTTGGGCAAAAAAGACATATTGGCGACGACCTCAGCACAAGCGTAATATTCTTCACGCATATCTTGCTCTCGGTATTTGAGCATCATCTCAACTAAAGCGTCTTCAAATGTATGCGTAAAATGGTTTGATGCGAGAAACTGGCCAACTGTTCTCAACACACCAATCAAGATGCCTGCATCGGGCTCTTTGAAATTTGCATCTTGTAAGCGCATTCTAGTGACATTCGCCGTGACTATCATATGTTGCCACATTTTAGGGGCAATCAACTTGGTATTCGCATCGGACCATTTGAGCATCGGTCTAGCCATCAGAACAGGGAAAAGTAAACGGCAATTTTCTATGCCTATCTGCCCTATTGCTATCTTTGCATCGGTCACACTTTTCGATGATTTCCCTATACGTTCGCAGAATTTAGGGTTTGTAACGAGATCTAAAATACTTGAACTAAGCTGATGACTCAGGGTTGTCAAGGTACTCAGCTTGGAGAAACTCAAGGATGGTGAGTACGCGAACGAAGCAAGATGATCAAAGTTAGGTACGCCATTAAACAATTTGTCGATGGGCGTATTGAGTAGTTTCTCAATCATCATGTGCTCAGCATGGCGGGTAACATCCACAACGACACGTTTATGGGTGTTTTGTCTTGCTTTTACCTGTTCACGCCGCTCAACCACTTTAGCCTGCTCACACTCTAATAAAATGCGTTGATTGCGAGTGATGCGCTCATCTTCTGAGAAAATAACGTCTTCGCAATAGCGACCTTGTAAACTAAGTAGGTTATCAACGTTAGACTGATCGAGAATGTATTTCATACTCACTAACCACTTGGCATGTCTAACATTAACCTCATTTGCCACTTGTTCCGCTGTTTCAATCGCTTCTTGTGTATACCGTCTGTTGGCGAGTAGCAA